GAATGTGCAGCGTTTCCTAATGGACAATACGATGACTATGTTGATTCTATGACCCAAGCTGTGTTAAGATATCGACAAGGTGGATTTGTTTCAACATATTCAGATGACTGGGATGATCCTCCAATAAAATTAGAAAAAGAGTATAAATATTATTAGGAGTTTCTTATGTCAATGAAAGAAGATAGAGCCAGAGAAGGTAAAAAAGCAAGATACAGAAAAATGGGTTTTGGTCCAGCAATGGATAGAGGTGATATAGATTTCAAAGATAAACATCCACTTACAAAAAAAAGATTAAAAAATTTTAAAAAAAAAGATGACTCTCCTATGTCTGACGAAAGATTTTATCAGCAAAGAAAAGCTCAGATAAATAAAGCAGGTGTATCTACTAAAAAAATGCTAACAGGTGGCCAAGCAAAAATTGCAGCCAAAGCTCCACCGCCAAATAAATTAGACGAAAAAGATTTCGCTGTCCTAAGAGCTGAAAAAGCAAAAGGCAGAGGCATGGGTCTTCAAGATGAGTCTGTTCAACCAGGTAAAGTTATGAAAGCTAACAAAGGTAAATCAGCAATGGTTCCTTTGAAAAAAGGTTATTCAAAAACTTTAGGAGTTTTTCCAACTATAAACAAAGTAAAACCATCAGTTGGTGGTGGTAGTGGTATGGGTAAAGGTACTGATAAAGTATCAACAAAAAAAGCCGAAGATTTTATGAAAAGAAGAAAACAATTAGGTGGTGCAGGTAAAATTATAAGCGCAACTAAAATTGGTAAAATGTTATTACCTGTAGTTGGAGCAGGAGTTGCTGCACAACAATACTTAAAATCTAAAATGAAAAATAAAAATAAGAACAAAGAGCCTGAGCAAAAAATGGGTGGTGGCATGATGAAAAGATATTCTAAAGGTGGTGGTGCTGACTCTGGAAGAATTGGAGAAATGAAAAGTAGGTTAGCTGTTGCAGCTGATAAAGTTGATGGCTTTAGAAAAGCTAGAGGTAAAGATACTGATAGACTGACTCAAAAAGATATTGAATTTATTAAAGAAAAAATGAAACCAAAAGGTAAAATGGGTGGTGGCATGATCGCTCCAAGTCAAAGACCTGGATATTCAAAAGGTACAATGGTTAAAGCACGTGGTTGCAAACTAGGTAGAACAAGACCTACTAAAATTACATAGGAGGGACAATGTCCCTTAGAAATCTTCTAGGACTTGGTCGAAAGTTAATTCAAAAAAAAGCAGATGATACTGTTCCTGAAGCTATCGAGACTACTACTATTGGTGGATTACCAGATCTTGCTAAATTAAAAACACCTACTCCAAATATACCTTCTGTCACTTCACAGTCTAAAGCCTTAGTTGCAAAAGAACCTCAGATACAAGCGCCCCTTATGTTAAGTCCAATGGATAATATGCGACCTACTGCTGTCAGTCTTGGTGATGATTTAAAATTAAATAAAATATTTGGATCTTCTACGTATGACAGAATTGCAATGAAAGGTGATGGTTCTTTTACTGCAGATCAGTGGGCAGACTGGCTAACGGACAGGGGAAAAAGAAGATTTAAAATATTTGGCAAAGATTTTGAAGAGGGTTTTATCACTGGTAGAAAGTTTAAATATGATACCGGTAAAGCAAAAGCAACTCCACATCTTTTAAACAAAGAGATGACAGTTCCCATAGAGGAACTATTTGATGCAAACATTGCACAGTTTAATAAAGCAGGAGATTTAACAGGTGGTATATTATTTGCTGCTAAAGAATCAGGAGTAAAAATACCAGGACGTGTTCTTTCCGATATGATACAAGATAGTCCTATTAACAGAATAAAAATAAGAGAACTTGGTATCCCTCAATCAGTTATAAACAAAGCTGAGAACACAGTTAATACACAAATAGCTAGACTTGCAGATATGGAGCGATCACTTCAAAGAACTGTTAACGTAAACCCAGCAGCAACTAGAGTAGAAAAAATTGAAGAACTACGTGCACAAGGATTAGAGGTTGAAGGAACAAAAGATGCTTTAAAGAGTTTGAGAGAAGAAATGAGAGCTTTAAACTCTGCAGTTCGAGATGGTAATTCATCTGCTGTTCAAGATGCTTCCGTAGAGATATCGCTTCTTTTTAAACAAATTAAAAAAGGATTAGGTACTGATAAAAAAATTGCTTTAAACAAAATGCAAGGTGAAATAGATGACATTGTAGCTTCAACAAAAAACATCACACCACCTAAGTACCAAAACCAAGGTGGATATACGTATCCAGGAGGTCAGAACTACAGAGAGGCCGTTATTGTTTTAGATGAAAGTATTCCAAAAAATATAAATGGTGGAAGAAGATCTAACCCACATTTCACAGGTAAAGAATATGACAATCCGCTTGCCCACATTCGTTGGGACACAAGAACAACGACTGATGGTAAAAAAGCTTTTTTAATGCATGAAGTACAATCGGATACTAACCAGGGTATCAGTAAATTTTTAAGAGATCAAAAAGCAGATCCTTTTAATACATCATTAAGACAAAACCCTTATCAAAATGAAAAAATTTTAAAGTTCTTATTTGATTCTAGAAAAAAANTAAGNGANGAAGTTTTAAGTGGNAAACTAAGNNCTNCANGAATGGAACTTAATGCTAAAAAAATAAAAGACCTTGATCAAGTTATTAAACAAACTGTTAAATCNCCAAATGCAAAATATGATCAGTACGGTAAAGTTGAGCAATATTATGGTGCACCTACCGGTGTCGATTATATTCCATTACTTGATAGAGCTTCACAGGCAAAAGCTAGTTTAGCATATCTAACTAATCTTGCAGCTAGAGAAGGTGTAGATTATGTTGCTGTTGCCCCAGTAAATTTAATGATGAGAGGAATTTCAAGAAAAGGACCAAAAAATTTACCCAACACCAAAGCCTATCAGGAGGCTTATGGTTATTTCAGAGGTAACAAAACACCAGGCTCTAAATCACCTGCAGTAATTCCAGCCTTAATGAAAAAAATAGGAAAAGATTTCGATACTAAAGCAGGGACTATAAAAATTTCAAAATCAGATCCAACAAAACCATACAAAAGAGTTGAATCAGAAGAATTAGATATTATGGATGGTAATCAATATAAGGTGGAAAAGCATACCAGTGCATCTAGTAACCCAACTAGTGGTTCTACATTAATACCCGACAACGACCTTAGATTGTACACAGACGTTTTTTCTGTTAAAGTATCGCCTAACATGGTAAACCCACAAAAGATCTACAAAAAAGAAGGTGGATTTATAAGTAAATATAATTAAGGAAAAAAAATGGCAGTAGAAAACCAAGGACCTCTTACAGAAGATATTTTAGAAGAAGAAGTAGAAGTTGATTCAATGCCTGGCGGTGAAGAGGTAGATGTAGCTGTCGAAGGTGAAGAATTAGAAGAGGAAAGACCTCAAGACGATTTTAATGCAAACTTAGCTGAAAGCATGGATGAGAGAGATCTCAAGGACATGGCCATGGAGCTTATTGAAGAATATAAAAAAGATAAGACTTCTCGAAAAGAATGGGAAGATGCTTACATTAAAGGTTTAGATTTATTAGGAACTAAGTACCAGGAAGTGACCAAACCCTTTAAAGGAGCTTCCGGTGTCACGCATCCTTTATTAGCTGAATCAGTTACACAATTCCAAGCACAAGCATATAAAGAACTTGTACCATCCGATGGGCCGGTTCGAACACAGGTTATTGGCTTACAGACACCGGCTACCGAACAACAAGCAGATAGAGTTAAGGATTATATGAATTACCTGCTGATGGAGGAGATGGATGATTACACGACTGACATGGATCAGATGTTATTTTATCTACCCCTATCAGGATCAACATTTAAAAAAGTTTATTACGATGCATTATTAGACAGACCTGTATCTAAATTTATTCCAGCAGAAGATTTAGTAGTTCCTTACTACGCATCTGATTTAAAAGATTGTGAAAGAATTACTCATGTAATTAAAATGACACAGAATGATGTGACTAAAAAAATGGCTGCAGGGTTTTATAGAGACATAGAATTAATTGATAGTAGTTCAGAACCAGATTCAGTTCAGAAAAAATTAAATGAACTAGAAGGTGTTAAAGGTAATAGTTCAGATTATTTAAATACAATACTTGAGGTGCATGCAGATTTAAATCTAGATGAGTATGAAGATTTTGATGACAAAGCCAAAAAAATAAAAATTCCATACATCGTAACTATTGATGAAGGTAGTGGAGAAGTTTTATCTATTTACAGAAACTACAAGCCAGGTGATTTAAATTATTCAAGAGTTGAATACTTTGTTCATTATAAATTTTTACCAGGTCTAGGTTTTTATGGTTTTGGTCTAACTCACATGATTGGTGGTTTGTCACAAGCTGCAACTCAATCATTAAGACAATTGATTGATGCAGGGACTTTAAAAAATTTACCAGCAGGATTTAAGTCTAGAGGTATTAGAGTTAGAGACGATGACCAACCAATTCAACCAGGAGAGTTTAGAGATGTAGATGCGCCTGGCGGAAATATAAGAGATCAGTTTTTTAATCTACCCTTTACAGAGCCCTCACCTACTTTATACAACTTAATGGGTTTTGTTGTTCAAGCAGGACAAAAATTTGCAGCGATTACAGATACTGCAGTCGGTAACGATACTCAAAATAGAGCAGTTGGCACTACAATGGCATTAATGGAAAGAGGATCACGTGTAATGAGCGGTGTCCATAAGCGTTGTTACTATGCAATGAGGCTTGAATTTAAAATTTTAGCTAGAATTTGTGGTGAATCACTACCACCAGAGTATCCATACGATGTCTACGGTGGCCCTAGACAGATTAAACAGGCCGATTTTGATAACAGAGTAGATATTTTACCTGTTGCAGACCCAAATATTATGTCAATGGCACAAAGAGTGACGTTAGCACAAGCACAATTGCAAATTGCACAATCGAATCCACAAATGCACAATCTACATGAAGCATATAGACGTGTTTATGAAGCACTTGGAACAAAAACTATAGATCAACTTCTTAAACCACCACCAAAACAACCTGAACCTTTAGATCCCGCTAAAGAAAATGCACGTTCATTGCAAATGAAGTTACTTACAGCGTTTGAATTTCAAGATCACGATGCTCATTTAGCTGCACACATGGCATTTATGCAAACAAGAATGGTACAGATTAATCCACAAGTGTATGCATTGCTACAATCACACATTTCAGACCACGTATCATTCAAAGCTAAGAATGAAGTAAAAGAAATGGTGATGCAGAACCCACAAATGGCACAATTAGGACAACAAGATCCACAACAGTTTGAAATTATGTTCGAAGCTGAGGTTGCAAAAGTTGCTGCGCGTATAACTCAGGAATTAGCACAAGCTGAAAGTGCTTCTCAAAACAAAGAAGACCCATTAATTAAAATTAAACAACAAGAAGTTGATTTAAGAGCGATGGATCTTCAAAGAAAAGCTGAAGAAACAAAATTTAAAGCAGAACAAGAAAATCAAAGAACTGCACAACGTTTAGAATATGAATATGATAAGTTAGCTCAACAAGATGAGCAATCTGATGAACGTTTAGAAGTTGCTAGGGAGAAGATACAATCAAAATGAGAAAAGGATTAAGTGGAGGAGTTAGATCTGGGCCACCGCCTAAGAGAGGACCAAATCCACAGGGAATCAAACTCAAACATGCTAAAAAACTCCTACGAAAAGCTGTCCGAAAAAAATAAATTAATATTCTTAGCCGGTCTTTTTGATGGTGAAGGAAGTTTTGGTATCTGGGGTAAGGGAAAGGGTAGAAAAACATTTCAATGTGGTATTGAAATGTGCGATAAAGATATCTTAGATAGATTTTCTAATTTTTTTGGTGGTAATGTCATGAAAGTAAGGCTTAGAAAGTCTCATTGGACTCAAACATGGAGGTGGAGGCTGTCAGGTACTAGGGCTTTCGAATGTATTGATCTTTTGATAGAATACATGTGTTTAAGAAGACAGGAGAAATATTATTATGTGGTTAAGCGCAATCAAATTAGCTGTTAATGCCGGAAGTAAAATTTATGCTAACAAGCAGAGAACTAAAATAGCTATGTCAGATGCACAGCTGATGCATGCTACTAAGATGGCCCAGGGTGAGGAAGCTTATCAAGGAAAACTTTTAGAATCAAGAAATTCGGATTGGAAAGACGAGGCCGTGTTATTGGTATTGAGTGCCCCTATAGCAATTCTGGCCTGGGCAGTGGTATCAGACGATCCAACAGCGATGGACAAGGTAAAATTGTTCTTTGACATGTTTTCGCAGCTCCCGTCATGGTTCACAAATCTGTGGATCCTTGTCGTTGCGAGCATCTATGGTATTAAGGGAACGCAGATCTTCAGGGGCGGAATGAATAAGGATAAAAAATGAATTTAACTAGAGACTTAGAAAAACAAATTAAAGAAAAAAGATTAAAAGAATCTTCTATTGCTCAACTTAGAAAAAGAAGTAAAGACTCAGTTGCTAGACCTAAAGCAACAAAGAATATATTATCAACAGACCCAAGGATGCAACAGATATGACAAAACTATGTGCAAGAGGTAAATCAGCCGCTAAAAGAAAATTTAAAGTTTACCCATCAGCTTATGCAAACGCATATGCATCAAAAATATGTGCAGGTAAGATAAAAGATCCATCTGGTACAAAGAAAAAAGACTGGGGACCTAAAAAAATGATGAGTGGTGGTTTCGGTATTTTTAGTAAAAAGAAAAAAGAAGAAACTAAAAAATATAAATCTACCATAGAAGAAAACGCTAGTAAGAAAAAAAAGAGACTTGAAGAATTAAGAAAAGAGATAGGTGCCAAAAAAGGTAAGATGATGATTGCTGTTGGTAAACCAAAGAAAGCAAACAAGGGTGCAATTATGAATGTTGCAAACAAATTAGAAAAAGCATCTAAAGCACATGCAGGTCAAGCTAAAACTTTGAAGTCACTTAAATTATCAAGAGGTGGTGGAGCTGCAATCAGAGGAACAAATTTTCAAGGCGTATTTTAGTGTCCAACTTTAATAAACTAAAGTTATATCCTAATGTTTCGATTAGTGGCGGAACAAATAAACAAGGACCCGTAGAAGTAAAAAAAGAATCCAGGACTTATGGAATCAAAGGAGACTTAGATATCTATGACAAGAAGGATACAAAAATTACCATCTCTGGAAATTATTCAAAGAGTTCAGGTAAAGATAGAGTTAAATACAAAGGTAAAGAATATGTTTTTGAAGGTGAGTCAAAACCCTCTTATGGTATAGGTATAATTTTTAAAAAAAAATTTAAAAAAGGTGGGTACAATCAAGGAACTTGTTGGGATGGTTATGTTCAAAAAGGTATGAAGAAAAAAGGAAACAAAATGGTTCCTAATTGTGTTCCTGCTGGTAAAATGAAAACAGGCGGACTAACAAAATGGTTTAATGAAAAATGGGTAGATATTGGAGCAAAGAAAAAAGGTGGCAAGTATCAAGAGTGTGGAAGAAAATCTGCCAGTGGTT